CTGACGAGTATCAAACACAACAAAATAATGTTCAGGGTTGATGAGGTCAAAAATAAACTCCATTTCCTTTTCACCTGTATCCTGCATCTCGTCTACAAGAACCCAGTCATAACTCTGTGCGATATTTAACCCCTTGCAAAGTTCAAAGATTTTATCGAAGTCTTCGTCCTCTGCGATTTGTTTGATTTGTCCACCAAGTCCATTTATAGCTAAGAATCTCGCACCTAAGGAATGAATAGTTCCAACGAACAAGCCGTCTCTATAGTCTTCTCCGAGCCTATCTACTAACTCAGCGGCGGCCATTCGAGTAAAAGTGATTACCGCAATCGATGATGGGTCTACACCATCACGTAAAAGTTGACGAGTTTTTTCTGTAAGTGTTGAGGTTTTAAGAGCGGCCGCACAAGCCTGAACTGCAATCTTTGACTCGGGCGCTGCAATTATTTTTTTCTGTGCTTCGGTTAATTCCATTTTATCCTCCGGCTTTTTCATTTAATCCATACCGTTTTGAGTCATAGAACTCAATCCAATATTTCTCTCGTTCTCCGAGCTTGTCTTTGGGAACTTCTTCGAGTAGTTCCCACGTAAAATTCTCCACACCATCTCGTTCGATTGTGGTGTGAAGTATGGAGTGAGAGATGGTACCGCAATGAAATGCAGATTTCGTGTGCTGCTGCCAACGCGTCTTAATATCAGTAGACTTACCTATATAGATTTCACCAGTTTTAAGACGGGTTATCTTATAAATACCACACGGCGCGCGTCCTTCTAATACGCGCTTTATCATTTCATCGGTAGGTTTTTTGATATATATATCATAAATCAATTTGTCAAGTGAATCAAATTTTGAGAGCTTAGGTTTTATTTCTTCCAAAATTTGTATATCTCGAATTGACTCAGGTTGTAATTGAATACGATAGAAATCCTGTTGTTCTTCGATGGCGCGCGCCCGTAAAATTTCTTGATTGATTACATCGCGGCGCGCTTTATAATCATCTATCGTAGCAGTAAGTTCATCAAGTTCTTTCTTCTTTAGGTCGCTGAGTTCTTGAAGACCTTTCTGATATTGTATGGAATCGAAGGCGGCCGCGTCCTGCGCTGACATCGCCCACTCTTCTACTTCTCTATCAACTCTTTCAAGTTCGGCTTTCTTTTTAGTTTCTATTAAGTTATCTAATTCTTCTTCGCGAAGTTTATATAGGGTTTGATTAAAATGTTCTTTTTCATTTATTTCTTTTATAACTTCTTGAAGACGTTCAAGACTTTTGGAGTATCGTTCTGTAGTTACAAGCGACTCTTCTTTTATTTCTGCTAATTTTTTAACAGATTCTTTTAGGTCTTTTTCTAACTGCACCCCGTATTGTTTACGAAGTTGGTCATAAGTTTTATGACGCTCACTTTTGGAACGCCATATTAGATAAATGATTATTAATAATAAAAGTGTTACTAAACCTATATAAACTAGCTTATCCATTTCTCCTTTCAATCTCCAAAGCGAAGTCCTATGCAGTTTACCATAAACTGGATTTCCTCAGGAGTATATCTGATTATTTGTACAGGTCTGCACTCCTTACCAAATTCCTTATAGAAAACTCTAAAGCCAGCGCTCTTTGTTGTAAACTCGTTAGTTTCTTTATTTGGTACGAGGGTATCGAGGATAAAATACTTCTCGATATTCGGACCGGAAATATCAACCGCAAGGCAATGCGCGTGAGTTTCAAGGTATTTAGCTTGTTCTGACATAGGTAATGTTCTTGTATCGTAGTACATAATTTTGTCCTTTCAAATTATTTTCTAATAATATTATAACTAAATTTTGTGGAAAAAACAAATTTCAAGCGATAAAAATAGCGGAGATTAACTCCGCTACTTTAGAAAAATGCCATATTAGTTTTAATTATCCAAAACCTTAACTAATAAATTAGTACCTATCGCATAATATGAACCATCAGAAAGTGATACTGAATCACATACATTTACTGTTGTACAATCACAAAGATTATTTAAAGTAAATAACTTATTTCCTCCATTCGCAAAAATTGAACTTCTAACATAATCAATGGTTCCTGGTTTTGCTTTATACGGAAATCTTGAAATAAAAGTTGCGGGTTCATTTTGAGGATTTAAAAAGGACTGAGCAGCTATATTAAATATATTAGCTTTTGTGTATTGATTTCCTCCAAAGCCATATCTTGAAGTATATTTCTGTCCTTCTGAAAAGGTAATTACGAAATTCGCGCTATCTTTATAATTTTGTGTACCAGCAGTACCTAACATTATAAATTTATTAGTAATAATATGAGAAAAATGAAATGTTCTAGTCATTTTTTCCGAATATTGTCCGCGACGCCATTCACTACTAAAATATTGACTACGTGCTAAAAATTTATTATACTCTTTTTCATAACAAGTTCTAAAAGCCAAACAAGAAGTATTAAATGGCGCATCTCTAAAAATTGTAAACCAATAATCATTATTAAAATAAATATTAAATCTTGGAACGTGGCTATTACCTTCTTCCCACTTCGTCTCATCATATTCATCATCAATATTATTTGCACAAGTTATCCGGCTATCTAAACTTGTAAGATAGTCAACTAATGCGTGAACAAAAACAGGTTCGGTATCTGTGCTTGTTATACCAATATCAAAAGCTACATCACCCATTGTAATTATTCCTCCTCATCAAGTGGTACTAAACAGTGTGTTCCAAGCGCAATACAATTACCGATAATAAGTGATTGCGTAGTTAGTAAGGAAACTGTCGAACATTCCACTAAAGCTTCGCTTTTGAAATGTTTGAATTGAGCCCCATCTACAAAAATTCCACCAACCGTATAGTCGATAGTTCCTGCTTCGGCATTATAAGGAAACATATTAGCGTATTTATAAGATACTCTCGCTGTATCAGTAACTTCTTCATAAGTTAAAGAAGATGCGTCTAAAAAATAATTTGTGCCTGAGATATTGCCTATAGATATTCGCCCATATCCTAAAAGTCGCTTGTCATTAGAAGTTTTCGGAATAATAACTTCAAATCCATTAAAATTCTGACAAGCAGAAAGTACGATACAATTCTCATCTATGTAAGCAGTAGCAACTACACCAAAGTTATTTCCACCTCCTGCTGCTTTATATTCAAGACGTGTGGCACCCTCCGGTACGATATTGTTTTTTACCCACACATAAGACCAAGTAACAGCATTTGGATGAATACCTAAGAAAATTTCGATATCTGTGCCATCAACAGTTATCTTCGGTCCAATGTAATGCTCATTTTGATTTAATTCAAAGTCATACAACTCTACTGTAATGTCTTCAAATTGGCTAAACCAATTAGTTAGCCGTGTTCCTCTTAATGTAGGATTATCTTCAATAATAGTTGCACTATAAAATTTTCCCATAATTATTCTCCTGATGGTAATGTCTCAGTATAAACTGTTACCTCGTTTGCATAAGGGTTATTTGACAAAGGGATTTCGAATGTGCGACCAACAGTAGCACGATAAATAGCTTCATTTATCGCGCCTACGATAGTTTTATCTACACTTTGAAGGTCTTCTGAGAGCTGAATTTCTTTCAAGATTTTTTCTGTTAAGTCTAAAACAGTAGTCTTTCGAGAATTATATTCATTCTCTAAATCTGCTCTCTGCTGAGCAATCATTAAATAGTCTTCTTCATTTATTTGACTTGCTAATCCCATCTCTGAGACTTTAATATCATTCGGCATACTTTACCTCCTTATGTTAATCTTTTATGTACTGAACGGTTAATCTATTTACTTGGCATGAAGCATTTCTTGAATTATAAAGGTCAACTTTTTTCTTATCTGATGTATTTGATTGTATACACATAAAGTTCCATATAACAAATACTGAATTATTTGGACTCCAATAAAAAGGTAAACCTGAAATAACTGTAACATTTACATCACTAATAGTAAATGCTGGACTTTTCCACGCATTAGCATTAACTATAACTTCAGTAGAAGATACTATTGTTTTTTCATAAATGGGTCTGCCATCTATCCAATATCCAACAATTTGTTCTGTTTCTGAATATGTATGTGGAAAAACTACTCCTGCATCTGTTGAATTAGGCTTCGCCTTTATAGTTCCACCAACATAAATTTGGTTATTAGCATCTGGAAATCCATTAACTGCCACAGAGTTTCTATCTTTATCAATAAACATAATTGGTACTCCTTTCCCCACTGAGGATTCGTATTGTGTTGTTGTATATTTATCACTTACTATAACCCTTACATCCCAAGAATAAGCGTTATTAAGAGATAGGGTTACATTAGTTTGATTTGCAATAGTCGTCGCAGATGACCAAGTAGATTCATCTGTTTTTTTATGCTGTTCTTGGATAGTCATCGTATTAGTATTACTTACCGATGATATACTACCACTTACGTATAAAATTGTGCTAGTTTCAAATCCATTTATTCGCTCTAATGTATATAATGCCGTTGGGGCTTCCCAAGGCTGAACAATAATAGAAAAGTCGAATATATTGGTTGAAAAGCCTCGTGTATCAAATACAGTTATAAACGCACTAAACTCTCCAGACAAACTTGGACATACAAAATCATAATAGTAATGGCCAGTAGTTGAAGGCATACTGCTCATGGTATAGACAGTATCATTTATTTCTAATTCAACAGTTTGTATTGAAGCGCCATTTAACGCTGCGACACCATCAACTTCAATTCTTAATGTACTTTGATTTTGAACGATAATAAAACGATTATTTGTTTTGTTTATTATTGCATTATTTATATCATAATAAGTTGCTTGTCCCACCAAAGGTTCGGAATTTACTATAGTCATTAAGGCGAGCGCCGTTACCGAGCCATCTGTTCCATTAAAAGTAGATTGCAATTCACAAGTAATTGAAACTGTTTCAGAATTAGGATTTGCATTTAATATTGAAGTGATATTAGCCGCTGTTAATGTAGAACTTGTAAATGTATATTCTCCACCTTCATCATTAAGAGTTACCCAAGAAGAATAGTTGGTAGTTCCATTAACATCCCAGGCAAGCCTACATTTTAATCCAGTAGTAAGAGAAGTCCCCGCAGGATTTGAGTAAACAAGTGTGGGATAACTTTCATTTGTAAAATCTTCTATCGAGGTTATCTGAGCATATCTATTGATAGTAGGTAATGCAACACCAGTTTTAGATAAGGTGCAGTTTACTGAAGCAGAATATATTGCCGCCTGTACTGAAAAAGATATAGATTTACTACCATCAGCCGTATGAGTAATTGTAAGGGTTCCGGTCTTTTTATAACCACCACTACCTTTCATATCAAAACGAGATGTAGTGTGTACAACTTTTGTTCCATTTATGGTACAAGTAACTGGACCAGCCTTAACATAGTAGCTAGAACTCATAGTACCATTAGATTTCAAAGTCCATGAAATCGTAGTAGTATTATTTTCAATACTTTGAGATTTTACTGACCAAGATAAATTGAGTCCGATAGTTCCGTGACTACTTGTAGTATATTTATTTGTATTATAACTTCCACTTGTTGCCATTTTACACCTTACGTTGCCGCCACGAATGAAATTCCTCTATGAGTAGAATTACTTGTAGGAACTATCTTAATCATATTACCGATATTAAGTTCAGTAGCAACATATGCTTTTGGCATACGGAATTCATCGGTAGCAATCTTAAATGCTAAAGTTCCTGTTGCAGTATATCCTGCAATACCATTAGAAGAATTATCAATAACATAATAAGGTCTTGAGTCACCCGCGCCCGGACCATAGAATTTAAAGCCGTAATTACCAACTTGTGCAATAACGGTACCACTTGCATTCTTAAGCTCAATAGTACCTTCAGAATTATTTGAGGCGCCTCTTGTTAATGTGCCTCCATGAATCATGGCCGCTGTAAAATTTTGAATGGCTGAAAAACTATTAGCATTTAATGGACCTGTTAAAATACCCGTAGGAATTTTGCCACTAGAATTTAATATAGTAGTATAAGTACCATTATAACCGGTAGATGAGTATCTTAAACCACTACTATCCCATCTATAAATTTTTGCCGAACTTGATGTAATATTTGTAGGAGTGTCTGTTATTAAAACTTCATAAGGAATACCATTATTTAATCTTAAAATAACATTACCACCATTTGTGCTATTACCTGTAACTACAAGAATATCACCATCAATAGCATCAGATACTTCTTGAGTACTCATGGCATTTACAGCGGAGCCCCAATCGTCTGAATTATAGCTACCAGATGACCTTGCAGTATTACATACTAAAATATTATTATCTTCGGCGATATATAAATCTCCAACATTATATGGAGTTGTAGGCTGTACTGTAAAAATTTTATTACCACTACCAGAAGGAGTTGCCCAAGTGCCATCATTTCTCAAAAATTTTGTTGTATCCGAACCGAGCGCCGGCCCGTTAGTTACAGATTTTGAACCATTAAATTTTGTTAAATAGCCACTTGTTCCTGAACCTGTAATTTGGTCTTCGGGGGCAAGAGACCAATCTGTTGTCTTTGAGCCTTTCTCCAATTTAAAATCCCAATATGTATGTGTTACCGATGTTGTTCCATCTGTATTGTAATTGTTTACTCGGATAAAAATGTATTTTCCATTCCAATTACTCGGAATTGTCCACAGCCATTTACCATCTCCTAAATAGTTAGGGTTAGACGCTTGTGCAGAAGTAAGACATAGATGTAAGTCAGTGGTAAGCGGCGAAACATTTGTCGAACCTACAAGCCATAATGTAACATAATTAGCAGGCTGTCCTCCGTGTCTTGTAGACCAATCCCCGTCTGTCTTCGCTTGCATAATATAGGTTTCACCCGTGTGTACTTGAACAATAGTATGCACATCGTTCAAATATTTATATCCATCTGTTACTGTTGTGGTGTTTACAAATGGGGTTTCTGCCGTATATTTATACGAGCCAACGAGCAAATTTCTTCCACCAATCTCGGTACTCATATCCTTAATATTATAAGTAACACCATCAGGTAATTTTATCTTTGAAATATCAGCCATAAAATCACCTCACTTACGATACTGTTACTGTCTTGTTCTCCGTTGTTGCAGTAGCAACAGAACCTGTTGCAGTTACAGAACCTGTAGAAGTCATTGAAGCACCAGAGAAGGAAGCTCCAGTCATTACTTCGCTATCAGTTACAAGTCTTGCGCCCGTGCCTGTGAATGTCTGTGCAGCAGCGGTTCCTGAAATTGTACCAGAGCTTGCAGAACCCGTAAACTTCAATTCCGCGCCAGTACCAGAGAAAGAACCGCTAAATGAAGGAGCAGATGCCTGATATGCAGCATCACCTGTCTTTACGGTAACGGCTGTTCCAGCAGTTGGCAAGCTGCCCGCGCTAAATGAGCCTGCAGTAATTGTAAGGACTTCATTAGCAACTGTATAAGTTGGCATTGTTGCGCTAGGAAGAGTACCTGCACTACCAAACGGAGTAATATTTGTAGTTGCGCCCGCGGTCTTTACAGAAATTGTAGGAGCGCCGCAAGAGCCTGAAACACTACCCTTAGGAGTATAATTGGCAGTTCCCGTACCTACTGAAATAGAACCAGAAGGGGTAACAGAGCAAGAGCCGCTAACAGACGAAGCCGCATTACTACCTTGAGGAGTATATGTAGCAGTACCACTAGTTGCCTTACTTACTGTAACAGCAGATTTTGTAGGGGTAATACTACCTGTTGTTGTACCAGAAACAGAAACACTTGCAGCAGAACCTGTGAAACTATAGGTTTTCGGAACTGCAACCGTGCCGCTCGCACTATCTTTAAATGCAAGAGCCTTAAGGGAACCAGTTGAACCGAACTCTTGCCAAATCGTTCCGCTCCAAATAAATTCCATACTATTATATGAAGCAATATCACCGATTTGAGCAGTATGGTCAGCACCATCAATTTTAATAGTTGATGTTGTACTACCATCTGTAAGAGCAGTAGTTGTAACACCAACCCATCTTGTTCCCTGAGAGATAATACTATCAACACGACTATCTCTCAAATCATAAGTATTGCCATTAGGCAATTTCACTTGTTTAATATCGGGCATATCGTATTCTCCTTTTATAATTTTAATTCGTAGTAAAAACTAAGACATCATCTTGGATGTCTGATGCATAACATCTAACCTTATTATTCCAGAACTCTCGCTCTTCCTGGGTAATATGTCTGACATTATCATCAACGTGCTTATAGAGAACTTCATCGCTAAACGGCATATCTATTAAATAAGCATTACCGTCTCCGACTTTCATAGAAGGTATGTTCTCGCCCTTCTCGTTTTGTCTGTAATCTGAATAGATATAAATGAAACCCATTTGTGAAATGAGGGACGGTTGGCTATTCCACGTAGCTGTTGTAGCATAGAGGACGCGGCAATCGCCGCTAACTACATAGATAGTACCAAACTGTGCCTCAAGCGGCATTACGTTGGATTGGAATTGTGCATTTACTGGCTCGGCTGAATTGTTAAAATCTGCATCTACTGGGGCTTCAGAGGACTCTAATCGAATTGTTGGTGTGGGTGATGTACTGAAGTCAATATTTATATCATTGACTACATTGAAATCAACAGATAACTTCTGAATGATATCGGGTTCATCAGCCATTATTAACCTCTTCCTCTGAAATTACGCCCGGCTTATAAACAGGTTTAACATCAACTTTACTTGCGAGTGTTGCAAGCGCTGTTCCATCCATAAGTAATAATCTTATTTGAAATAAAGCATCTCCTTCTTTGAGTGCGAGAGTATCATCTTGGGTTAAAGTTACAGACATTTTTCTATGGTCATAATCGAAAGTAACATCTTCAAGTTGCTTGTCAACTCTTACCTTATTTTGTTGTGAAATATAAATCCAAACCTCGGCGACCTGATGCAAGTCAATTTCGGTCTGAACAGTTATTATGATTGTTGGGGTAGTACCTCTTATTAACTGCATAATTGCCTCCTATTAAGATTCTTATACCTAAATAAAAGTAGAATTTTTCGCGGCCCCTCTAAAAAATTAATATCCTTCAAAAAATTGACATTGAGGTAAAAATGTGATATAATAAAATAAAGAAAAAAAGGAGGAATAAAATGGATATAAAAGATTATGATAAGTTAATGAATGTAGCAATCATTAATTTTTTTACCTTAGGAAAAAATGATACACCATTATTTTTGACCAATTTGGATATGAAAGATAAGCGCCATTTGGCTTGTATTCATATTGCCAAAATGGTAAATGATATATATAGTTATAACTTTTATTTTTCTGGAAAAAGAATTAATTATTGGAAGTTAAACTGGAAATGCAAGGTAAAGAAGTGGTTAAAGTATCAACCAAAAACTATCATTATGTATAAAGCGGTAGACGTAGAAGATTTTATCTCGCATATTGAAAAGGCTAATAACTTACCTAATGGCTTTGCTGAAATTTATGATGAGTACTTCAAGAGGTACGATAGATGACAGAATTTGAAATTTATACAGATGGTGCGACAAGTGGCAACGGATATGAGGGCGCGCAAGGTGGTTGGGCATGGATTTTATTGCATGGAGATAGAATAATTATAAAGAAAATGGGACATATTGATGAAGCCACTAATAATATCTGTGAACTTTCTGCAATTATAGATGCTTGCCAAACTGTTTGGGGAGCGAGAGGAGAACTCGTATGTAATCCTAAAGTTACTGTTTATAGTGATAGTGCCTATGTTATAAATTGTTATAAACAAAAATGGTATAAAAAATGGCAAGTAAATGGATGGGTTAGTTCGAAGAAACAACCTGTTGCTAATAGAAAGCTTTGGGAACTACTTATTCCATACTTTGAAAATCCGTACTTTCACTTTGAAAAAGTTGCGGGGCACGCAGATAATAAATACAATAATCTTGTGGATGAAATGGCTGTGGAAGCCAAATTTATTGATGGAGT